TAATTTTGGTGACGCTAAAGGCGGGCTAACAGCTAAGATCAATAACGCTAAAGCTCGTAAGGCTTTCTCAGATCGTCATAACTGCCCTACTAAAAAGGATAAAACTAAAGCAGGTTACTGGTCATGCAGACTGCCTCGTTACGCTAGTTTATTAGGATTAAAATCTAGCTTTGGAGGCTACTGGTAATATGAAATTAAGAGACATTATTTTAGAAGAGACCTCAGAGAAGTTCGATAACTTTGCTGAAACTAGAGGAGAAGGAACAGGAAAGATTGCTGCATCTGCCAAAGAAAAAGGCGGACCTTCTATGCTAACCTACCACCACTTTAACGTTAAGCTTCCTTACTATAAGAAAGCAGCTGAAGGTAAATTTGATTTAGAAGCAGCTAAAAAAGAATTTGAAGTTACATACAAAAAAATCTCTCCTTCTATGGGGATGGTTGAGTTTCAAAAGGAGATGGGCCGTCTAGAAGTACTAGGAGAGCTCATCATCAAACATGGATAGACCCTATTCAGATATTCAGATTGACGATCATTGCGTACTAAGAAGATTTGACGCAAACGTAGAATCACAAGAGCTTTACTGGCACAGAGACGACGAAGATCGTTCTGTAGAAATTATAGAATGCGGTGAGGGATGGAAGATGCAATACGACAACCAACTGCCAATCAACCTTACTGAAGGAATTACTCTATTTATTCTAAGACACGAATGGCATCGTGTTATTAAAGGTTCTGGAGATTTACTTATAAAAATTTACAAACATGGCAAAGAAAAAACAATCTGATAACGAGATCATCGACGAACTACTCGCAAAACCTTCAATAGCTGAAGAGATTATCGCCGCTCCAGTACTTAAAGTAAAAGCAGAAGAGAAGAAAGCTCCTGGCATGTATCATAACGGAAAGCTTATTACAAAAGTTCTTACTCGGTTAGGTAAGCAGTGGAGCGTTGTGATTGAGGGTAAAAGAACAAAAGTTTTAAAATCAGAGATTGAAATTGTTGGCTAATGGCTAAGATTAAGTCTCAAACCGCCGCTACTGCTTACGAAAAACCAAATGTAAGCAGACCAGGAGTTCATGCTAAGACAAAGACATCAGGACTAAAGACCAGTAGAAACTATAAGAAGAAGTACCGTGGACAAGGTAGATAAGAAATACGGAGTAGGTACATCTGCTTTTATGCGCGACCTTATCAGAGAGGTTCTAGCAGAAGAGAAACCCGGCCTATGGGCTAATATTAGAGCCAAAAGAGCTAGAGGTGAGAAGCCTTCACATAAGAACTCAAAAGCTTTCAAAGACGCTGTCAAAGCCGGTAAAGAAATTAATAAGAATAGCTGAAATGCTTCCTACCTCAGAAATCCGAAGAAGAACTGCGTCAGGGAGAATAGGAGGTTAATTATAATGTTTTTGTAGTTTCCATTATACAGCAATGAAAAAGAGTCAATTAACAGAGATCATTAGAGAGGTGCTTGCCGAGACTATCCGTAAGGTAGACGGCAAGTATGTTGTGTACCCTAAGCACGGTGGAGATAGATTAGGTACTCATGATACTAGAGAAAAGGCTTTAGCTCAATTAAGAGCTATTGAAGCCTCTAAGCATGAAGAGATTACTCCTGCCGATCCATCTAAAGTAGATCCTCATCAATTAAAGATGGGAATCAAAGTAGAGATGGAGCACACCAATGACCCTAAAGTAGCTGAAAGAATAGCCCTGCAGCACCTAGCTGAAGACCCTCAGTACTACACCAAGCTTACTAAAGCTGGCTTGGAAGAAGGTCCTCACGATGCTATGAACCCTGGAATCCTTTCTAAAGACTCAAGCTTAAAGGGTGCAGACGGTAAGATTAAAATCTCTAAGGTAAGAGCAAAGCTTAGCAGTACGAAAGATAAAGGAAGTACAAAGGCTAAAGCTCTGCGTAGATTTATTAACTACCACGATTAACCGCTATTTATAAAGAAATAATATTATCATGGCCATATCTTTCAAAAAAGAAGTCATTACGGAAGCTATTAAACAGGTACTTGCTGAAGCAGAAGTAGTAGTGATTGGTAAAGAAGATCCTAAAAAGGATATCGCTCTTGCAAAAGACAGAATGAAGAAAGCAGGAGTAAACAACCCAGAAGCTTACAAAAACCTAGACTCTTTAAAACCGGGTGATACTGTTACTGCGGAAGACCATCACGAAGATCCAAACGATGAATCGGATATGGCTAAGGTACAGCTTGCTAACGTAATTCATTACGCTCAAGAGCTTTTAACTATGATCAAAGACGGTCAGCAGTTAGATGCTTGGGTTCAAAGCAAGTTAACTATCGCTTTTGATTACATCGATTCAGTTAAGCACTACCTAGAAGGTGAAGATTACTTAGCTGCTACTGAAGCACCTGCTGAAGAAGAGCCAATCGCTGAAGAAGAAGACTACGATATGGACTTAGATAACCTAAAAGGTCCCTCTAAAAAAGATCTTGAAGGAGAAAAAGTAAAAAGTGTAGCATCCGATAAAGCAGAAGCCTTCAACAGAGCTTTAGCATTTATTAAGAAGTATAAAGATAAGCCTGAAGTAGTTAAAGCAATGCTACAGAAAGCTAAGGATGTTTATAAGCTACCGAAACCTCTGCTTAAAAACTTAGCTTCAGCAGCTCTAGATGAAGTACTAGCAGAAGGAGTATCATGCTGCGGAAGATGTGGTAGAGTACACGAAAGCTCTCAAGAATGTAAAAAGCCTTATATATCAAAAGACAGTCCAAAACATTGCAAGAACAAGAAGTAATGAAGCGACAAGATCTAAGAAATATCATTGAAGAAGCTTATTATGAGCTTTTAGAAGAGCAGGGAATGATCTCTACTCCAGAACAAGCTATGTACGAAAAAGCTTGTAAGATGAGTGAAGCTCAACTCAAAACCCTTCTTAATGAATTAGAAACTCAAGAGTTCTTAGACGCAGTAGAAGATGAATTTGATCTAGAGACTCTTCAGTTAATGAAAGGAGTAATCGAAAAGAGATTATCCTTCCTAAATAAAGCTATGGATATAGCTAACCCTAGAACAGTAGTTAAAGGCTACATTAAGGAAGCTGAAGGAGATGAGGAAGAAGTTCCTACTGAAGAACCAGCTGAAGAAGAGACTCCTGATACAGAATTTCCTGATGCAGGCGATCTAGAAGGAGCAGAAGAAGAAGCTCCTGATGCTACTGCTGATATCTTAGCTAAATTTCCTACTCTAAAGAAGACTATAGTTCACTTAATGACTCCTGAATTTGAGGAGTTTGTAGAGAAAGTAGGCTGGATGTCTCCTAAGCCATCTACATTTAAGGTAGAGCTTAAGAACGGCCAGGACTTTTTATTAAAGTGGATGGGAGAAGGCTTTGAAGCTACTGTAGAAGGTAAAAGATACTACCTACAGAACCTATCCGAATATCAGCAGTGCCTAGATAAACTCACAGATATGTTAGCTTCTGGACCAATCCAAAGCGGTATGGGAACCGAGAGCGGTGAAGATGTATTTGGAGGTGTTGAAGGTGGAGGTGGCGAGTTTCCTGGAGCAGAAGGCGGAGCAGAAGCAGGCGCTGAAACTGGTGCCGAAGCAGGAACGGAAGCACCAGCCGGAGGTGAAGAAGATGTATTTGCCGGTGTAGAAGCATAAGCTATGAATCTTATAGACAAAATAGTTACAGAGTGGTCTTGGAGAACAGTCAAAGGCTACCCTGATGTTAATTCTCAAGAAGATCTAGATATCTTATGGGAAGCTTTAGGTATTGACCTAGACGAAGCTTATACTTTCTTTCCTAAGTCTGTAGATGAATTAGAAGATGAAAAGCTAGAAGCTCTACTAACTATCATCAAGGATTACCCTAATCTTAAAATGGAAGATCCTTTAGCAGTTGATACTAATAAACCTAATAAGCCAAAGATCTCTCGCTCATTAAGCAGGGATAATCGCTTTATCGAATACCTTCAGGATAAATTAGGAGTTCCGGTAGATCCGATGGACACTATTAAATGGAATGGCTTAATCATTAGCTTTGGTGAAGGATCAAGAGGAGGTAGAGGAGCTGCTTCTAAAGGACTTTCTTTCGAGAAAGAGTTAGAACAGGATCTTAATAACTACAAAGAAGGAGTTAAAGAATTCCAGCACCCTGATCTTACCAGAGATATTGTACAGCAGTTTGATCTTACCCCGGATAACTTTAGGATTGTACCTGAAGGGGGTGAAAACAAACCACGTCCTTTAGAATTTACATCTGACGGTCCTATCATCGGATTCTCAGGTCCTTCTATTGCTGCTACATTAACAGACCTCACTATCGATAAAGGTGGTGAACCAGTCTACTTATCTCTTAAGTTTGGAAAGACACTAACCTTCTTTAACTCAGGAGTAGCTAGAATATTCACACCAGAAGACTTCCAAGACGGTAAGATTGATAATCCTGAAGGAGCTTCTCTATTAGAGACGTTTGGTATTGATAACGAAATCTTCTGTAAGGTATTTAACGAATACGGCAAAGAAGACTTTACTCAGTACCATAAGACAGTTACCGATTATGATCAAACCAAACTATATAACTTAGTACATTCAGGTATCGGAAGCGGTTACTGGATGGTAAAAGGAGGTAAAGGTAAGTATTCTTTCTTTGAAGTAACTGACGAGTTTGCTAAAAAAGCTGCTACTCCTCAAGGAGGTATTACAATCCTATATGGAGGAGATACCGGTAAAGGAAAACGTATTGATATTAAGTTTGAATCAGAATACTATGTATTTAAACTCAACATCAGAAACAAGCAAGGAAAGCTTTATCCGTCTCACATTATGTGCGACTATGTAAGAAAATAAAAAGTATATATTTATATATATGAACAACAAGTTATCTTCCCTAATCATAGTAATTGCAGTGTTAATCGCAGCAATGTATGCTACTGGATTATACAATCCATACAAAGCAGCTTACCTCAAAGAGCTGAAAGATCAAAGAGAAGCTAGCGAGGCTAGAGAATTGCAGCTTATCAAGCGTATCGACTCTTTAGCCTTTCAAGGCGGATTATTACAAGCTAAAGCTGACTCTATTGAGAACGCTCTAGATATTGAAGAGGCAAAACGTAAAAGAGAAAGAGATGCATTTAATCAAAAAATGGCTGAGCTTAGCAAGCTTTCTGTTGATAGCTTACCCGGCTACTTCGCAAAGCGTTACAATCGTTAAGGGAGATACGCTAGTATGCTTCCCTGACCATATGGTTAGACAGATCATCGCTGATTTAGAAGCCGGTGATCAATGTGCTATTGAGAGAATCAGCTTAGAAAAGAGTATTGAAGATTATAAGAAGCTTGTTGAAACTAATAAAGCACAGCTCGACAACCTACAGCAAAGATTAGTTGCTTACGACGATATTTTTATCGAAAAACAGAGCCAAATTGACCTAAGAGATAAAGAGATCTCAGTCCTAGAAAAAGAAAAGAAAGCTAAATTCTGGAGCGGATTATCCTTAGGGGGAGTTAGTGGAGCTGGTATTATAGCAATCTTACTCCTATTATGAGTGAGCAGCAAAATGTTAAGCAGATAGTAGTACAAGAATACGCAAAGTGTGCCAAAGATCCGGCATACTTTATGCGTAAGTACTGCTATATTCAACACCCTCAAAGAGGAAGAATCTTATTTAATCTTTATCCTTTCCAGGACAAGGTATTACATATATTTAGAGATCATCAATTCTTAATTACGCTTAAATCTAGACAGCTAGGAATTTCAACTCTAGCATCAGGTTATGCGTTATGGTTAATGATCTTTCACAAAGATAAGAACGTATTAGCTCTTGCAACCACTCAAGCTACTGCTAGAAACCTGGTAACCAAGGTACAGTTTATGTACGAACAGCTTCCTAGCTGGTTAAGATTAAAAGCAGTAGAAAAGAACAAACTTTCACTAAGACTGGTAAACGGATCTAGAATCTCAGCTAAATCATCAAACTCAGATGCTGCTCGTTCAGAAGCAGTATCATTATTGTTAATTGATGAGGCTGCATTCATTGAGAATATTGATGATACGTTTGCAGCTGCTCAACAAACATTAGCTACCGGAGGTCAATGTATGGCCTTATCAACTCCTAACGGTATCGGTAACTGGTTCCACCAGACCTGGGAGAAAGCAGAGACAGGGGAGAATTCCTTTGTACCTATTAAGCTACCCTGGACAGTACATCCTGAAAGGAACCAAGCCTGGAGAGATCAACAAGACGCTGATCTAGGTCCTAGAATGGCTGCTCAAGAGTGCGACTGTGACTTCTTATCATCTGGAGAAACAGTATTTGAACCTGAAGATTTGATTTTCATGGAAACTACCTCACAGCATGATCCGTTAGAAAAAAGAGGTATAGACGGCAACTACTGGATCTGGGAGTACCCTGATTATATGAAATCCTACATGGTTGTAGCTGACGTTGCTCGAGGTGACGGACAGGACTATTCTACATTCCATATCTTTGATGTAGAAGCAGCTTCTCAAGTTGCTGAATTTAAAAGCAAGGTACCTCCAAAAGACTTTGGTAACATGTTAGTAGGAGTTGCTACTGAATATAACAATGCCCTACTAGTAGTTGAAAATGCTAACATTGGATGGTCTACTATTGAACAGATTATTGAAAGAGAGTACCCTAATCTCTACTACTCTTCTAGATCAGATCAGGATACTGTAGAGACTTATATGAATAAGATGGAACGCGGTAACTTAGTTCCAGGCTTCACAATGTCTATGAGAACTAGGCCATTAGTAATTGCCAAGATGATGGATTATGTTAGAGAAAGATCTGTAACAATTAAATCACAGCGCCTACTTAAAGAGATGAGAGTCTTTGTGTGGAAGAATGGTAAAGCTCAAGCACAGACTAATTACAATGACGACCTTGTAATGGCCTTTGCAACCGGGTTATATGTTAGAGATACCGCTTTAAAATTAAGACAGCAAGGTATGGAATTATCTAGAGCTTCTTTATCAGCTATAAGTAATCTTAATAATAGACAAGGAGGAGCTTATAAAAATGTTGGATATATGCAAAATAATCCGTATACTATAGATACTCCACACGGTACCGAGGATATATCTTGGTTACTGTAGTAGGCCTATTTATAATTAAACTATTTTTGAATGGCTGATACTTCTTTATTTGGTAGATTACAGAGATTATTTTCTACCGACGTAGTAATTCGTAACGTTGGCGGCAATCAGCTGAAAATCGCCGATGTAAA